GTCCTGTAGGTCCAGTAGGCCCAGTCACCGTAGAATCTGCTCCTGTAGGTCCTGTGGGTCCTGTAGGTCCAGTAGGCCCAGTCACCGTAGAATCTGCTCCTGTAGGTCCTGTGGGTCCTGTAGACCCAGTAAGTCCTGTAGACCCTGTGGGTCCTGTAGGTCCTGTAGGTCCTGTGGGTCCTGTTACCGTAGAATCTGCTCCTGTAGGACCAGTAGGACCAGTCACACCAGTTGGTCCTGTAGCTCCTGTTCCGGCAGTCCCTTGAGGTCCGGTAGACCCTGTAGCCCCTGTCGCTCCCGTAGGCCCAGTTGGTCCTGTTGCCCCTAAAGCAGACATGGCGTCTAAAGTCTCCAATGCTTTCTGCACGTCATCATCGAGAAGAGATAGATTCCCGGCGAAGACGGAAGAATCAACATCAACCCGTTTAGCTTCTATAGGGCCACCATCGTAGCCCTGTTGATTTTCTCTTCCCATAATAACCTCCGTTTACAAATTAACCACAGTACATACAAGGAACTTTGATAATGTTGTTGTTGCCGCATTTGCTCCTTGACCTGTAATCTTCGCACGAAGAAACTTTGTAGTCGCCGGAGTATATGCTTTAACATGATTAAGTTCATCAGTAATACTGTCATCAAAAGTGGCCGCGTCTTCTGGCACGACCATATTTGTACTTGCCGCACCTTCCGTTGCCGGAGGTGTATTGCCCTGTTCAATTTCAATCTTACAATCTACAGCGCCATCCGATGTGAACTGATATTCAAATGCGTACGTCACATTAGGTAAGCATATAAAAGATTCCGAATATGCCACCCCAGTCCCCGCAACTGCAATCGGAGTACCCAGTGTAAGATCATCATTTCTTATGTGTCCATTAGTTTTGGCCATAACGTGCCTCCTTTAATTGTTTTTCTTTTCTCAACATTCTCTTAATCTGACCCTCAACTGCAAGTCTTTGGGTTTCAAGACTTTCTTTTTCTGCCTGTTGAAGATCTGCTAATTCTTTTACATCTTGAGCCTTTATTTTTAAAGCCTCTTCTCGTTCAACTAGATCCTTTTCCCGGGCGTCTAATTCCGCCACTTTTTTTTCGGCACTTTTAATCTTGGCCAATATCTGATCCTGTTCCGCGTTCTGGGCTTTTATGCTTTTAAGAAGCGTTTCATTTTCTCCAATCAATTTACGTAATGTATTTGCGTCAGCTTGTGCAACAGCCGTTTGTTTCTTTAAAGCATGAGCACGTTCTTCTATTTCTTTAGTCGATGTTTTTGATTGAGTTGCGAGTGTCTCCTCATCTTTCTTTAATTGAGCGGTTAATTTTTCTAATGTAGCCACATTATCTTTATGTTTAATTTCCGCTTCCTTCAGTTTCTTGAGCTTCAAATCAATTTCATCTTTTAATTTCCCATGATCGACCAAAATCTCTTCTCGTTTAGCTTCTCGATCCGCAATCTGAATGTCCAGATCAGAAATTTCTTTTTCTTTTTTTGATCGAAGTGCAGTGATTTCAACTCGAATAGCGTTCCGCGTTTTTTCAGCTACAATTATTTCATCCCCTAGAGCTTTTGCCCTCTTACTATAGGAGGCTTCAAGTTCTTTAAGTTTACTTGTTAGAGATATAATATTTTTTTCAATATTACTAACTTCTATAAGATGAGCCGCTTTAGCTTTTTCAAACTTCTTCAGTTCATTCTCTAACATTTCCTCGCTATTTGCTTTAGCGATTAAATCTTTTAAATTACTCATAATCTCCTCCTTTACGTACTCCTGGTTATTTCCAGATTTAAAGTGATCTTTGTAGCAACATCATTTGAATCTACATTAAATCTCAATATGTCTCCATCAGATAACGCTGTCGTCCATCCTGTAAGTGTCGTATCATTACTTTTATTTGCCGCCGTTAATGTTGGAGGGGCCGCCGCTGTAATAGAATCAGCATTTGTCGGTGGAAAATTAGCATAAGTATCCACCCAAATGTCAATAACTGCGGTTGCCGCCTGATCGGCTAATAAGGTAACACCGGTAATAGTTCCATCAAAAGGCACTTGAACATCTCCCCATATACCGGCAGATATTATATCAGTTCCATTTCCTATCACAACCTGAACAGTAGTATTAGCCCCCAACCCCGTAGGGCCTGTAGGACCCGTAGGCCCGGTTGCACCTGTCGCTCCCGCCGGACCACCAGAAGGTCCTGTAGGGCCTGTCGCTCCGGTAACGCCAACCGGTGATTTATTCTCTAATTCGTCCCCAGTTGAGTTCCATCCTATATAAGCGTCCCCGGATCCTTCCGGTAAGTTAATACCTGTTGCTCCTGTCGGCAATCCCACTTTTGTTGATAAATCGTAATTAAGCTGTTGAATCTGTCGTACTGTTCTATCCATACCTCCTTCAAGTGCTTCCTCACGAAGGTTTCCATCTGTAGGAATATCAACGGGTTGTGTATTGGGAATAATTGAAAAGATTTCTACCCAATCAGTAGACGCCGGAACACTTGCGGCTTCAAAAGTAATTGTACCCCCTTCTGCTACTGGATTGATTGTGACGCTATAGTCCACACCCAATACCTGTGTAGTCCTAACTTCTGTAGTTTTATCCTGTAAATATACAACCAGATCAGTGTCTGCATATATTTTAAAAGAAAAACTAAAAGTTAAAGTTGCGTCGTCACCTGAAACTTTCACCGGTACATATGTATTTTCTATAGTCATCTCTACTCCTTTATTTAGATATTAGAGGCTCCGCCTTTTGTCTTACCTTTATTATAAAATAAATATTCTTGCCACGGCTTTTCTCCACTCAAAAGGGCTGACATATCTTTATATGTCAAGTATCCCGGTATAAACGTTAAAGCGGCCGATTTTAGTTTTTGTGTGGCTACTCGTCTCTGGTTTTGTTCATACGCACTATTCCCGCGTGTGGTCAACAAAGTATACAAAGACGCCGCTATTTGAGCCGCAGGTGGCACTCCTGTAGGGGCCGTACCGAAAACAAAACTTTTTCCATATCCTAAAGTATTGAGTACAAGACCGCCTAACACCAAATACTTTAAAAAATTGGCCCGATCTTTCGGTGAAAGTTTTGGTGATATTTCTGCCTTAACATCAGATCCTTGTGGACCGGCTCCCTTATATGTAACCTCTATATTATACCCGACATGTCCAGTAATAGCACGTGTCGCCGCTTCTCTTAAAAAAATACCCCAATGATTCATCCACCAACTCTGAAGTCGTGTCAAAGGCGCCGCTGTTTTATATCTAAAAATCTCCGGCATTGCCATACCAATATACTGATACTGGGTAGTCTGCGCACCGTATTCCATTTCCTTTGCCAACAACTGAAGTTCACTAGGATAAAAAACATTTGGTCCTTCAGTATATGTACGTTTCGGATCTGCCCATCCTAACCCTTTATATTTAGGATCCTGAATTTTTTGAGCCGTCCAATGGTAAGCGCTATTCATAGCCTGATTGACATTTGTCGAAGCGGTCCATTGAAATGACGCCATCATTTTCTTTGAGATCTTACCTTTAAGATCAGGTGGAAGATCCTCTATACCAGAATAGGTCGCTAAAAACAAACTTTCTGTTTTTAATTTCTCAAGCACTGGATAATTCGATGTCGGAAATGTACCTCGAATAGCATTTCTTACACCATAAAGAGCAATATTCTGTATCAACTGCATTTTGTTACGCAATAGAAGTTTAGGCCTGAATCCACCTATAACTCCGTAAAGTGGCATTTTACTTACCGCCACCAATGCGTTTGTAACCGCTCGATCACCCAGAGCCATTCCAAATTTCCCTAATTGACTATTAAGAAAATCAGCTATCTTTCCTTCTTTTAGCCATTGATTAGTTTTCTGATCGATTGTTGTCTGCTTCTCATCAAGAAGAACAATCTTTACATAATCATCAAGCCATGCCTTTGTTTCTGCCGGCATTTCTTCCATAGCCAAATAAACTGCTTTTTCTTCCGGTGTCATCTTTTCTGTCAACTTCTTATCAATCTGTGCCGCACCCAATTCCTTTTCAAGAAAAGCCTTTGCTTCGTCCATATGGATCTCTTTAAGCGCGGTATTGACCATTGACGTCATAGCAAATTCTATGTCATCACTAAATACATTAAGCATTTCATCAGCGATTTTACGTTCAAGTTCCATTGGATTCCGAACTTCGCCAGTGATATTTTTATCGGCCCATGCTTTCATCTTCTCCGGCATAGGCTCCTTACCTTTAAGAATATCATTTGCTTTTCTATCAACAACGTGCCGAAAATAAGCCCCTATATCTTTGATTTTCTCTCTCCCAGTACGTTCACGCACTTCATTTGTTCTCTCACGTATTGAACGAGTAAGTGCCCTGAAATAATCAAAAATGGCTTTTTCTTTTTCTCCAAAACTTTTCGGTGCCTCTACCTGGGTATTAAGCGCAACAGCCATTTCACGAGAAGTAACTGTCTTCAATTTCTTTAAATTTTTAACAGCCCCTTCGATCTCATTTTTCAAAGTCCATCGTTCCTGGTCAAAGGCCATCTTACCACGCTCTAAAGGTTCAACCATTTTCTTCACACCTAAAAGTTCAGCATAACGATTCTGTGCGGTTATTAAAGAGGCATGGGTTGGTTTTTTAAATTTGGACGTTTTTCTTGGCTCTACTTTTGTAGTCTTTGTCGGCACCTTTTTAGGTGGTACATTAGCTCCAAAATCAAAAGTAATGTCTCCTTCATCTATAGGCACTTCAATTTCTTTCGCTTTTGCTTCTGCGATAGCCCTATCCTCTGCCTCTATCTGAAGATCTCTTGCCGCTTTATCTTGCACAGCCTCTTTCATATCCTGTATAAATTCTTCCTGACGCGGTCCCAATTTCTCTCCGGACATATATTTATCAATCGCGTTCAGGGCGGCTTTTTTTGTATATCCTTTATTCTTAAAATATTCAGGATATGTAGATCCCACTGCCATCCATACCTCTTTTTCAACGGGCATACGATACCCCGGTTCACCTTGTTCAATTTCTGTCCGAATCTCTTTCATATACATCTGTTCGTCTTGCGGGCTAACTACAATATCTTCTTTAGGAACGGCCTCTACCGTCGCGTCAAAAGCGTCAATTGCCTCTATCCCTTTAGCACCTGCTCTAACCGCTTTATCAATACCCTCTAACCCCATAGTAATTGCTTTACCTGACGCGTCACGTACAATATTACCGCCAATCTCCGCGGGAAGAGGACGTATAATTTCAATATCTTTATTATTCACGGGCCCTTGAACTTTCTGCTGTTCTATTTGCTTACGAGCAAATTTAGAAAGATCTAATTTTTTAGCTTTCCACCAGGCCTTCATCGCTTTTCCTAATGTAGTTCCTTTTGCCGCCTGGGCGATTTCTGTCTTTGTAGGAATTCGACCTTTAGATATATCAACTCCCTGTTTCTGAATCTTCTGAACCACTTCTTTAACAGCGGAAGAAAGTGTTCCCTGTTTAGCTAAATTCATTGCGGCACCTACTAAAGCAATGTCCGCTAAAGTTTCCCCTAAAGACGCCGCAACTTTTATAGCTGAAGGAGTTTCTTGAGGAAGAAGTTCCGCAAGAATTCTTCGCTCCATTGGGTCATATTTTTCTTCTTTAAGTTGACTCACCAAAACATTTTTACCCTGGTCAAGGACTTCATATGCTAAAGCCGTCCAAGGAGCCGCATACGCCAACGCTATACGAGGCGCGCGGCTCATAAAAAAAGAAATTTTCTTTTGTGAATCCGCCAATTCTTTAAGCCCTTCTTCTCCATATACATCAACCATCAAATCATTAGTAAATAGTTCTACTTGTTTCTGAAACACTTCAAGATCTGAAATAGGTAATTCTTGAGGTTCTGCAAAAACAGATTTACCTTCAGCTTCTCTTTGCCTGGCATGATTGACAGCTTTTAATATCATATCCTCGGAGGGGGCTTTACCTTCCAATAAACTATTTACTTCATCCTGGGTAAGGGTAGGCACTAATAAAGGAATTTCTCGTTCAGGTTTTCCATCGTATTCAATACCGATTGAGAGTTCAGTTGCTACTTTACCATCCGGAGTTTTTAACTCACCTAAAAAACCTTGACCTTTCGGAGTACCGTCTCTACGTTTTCCATAATCAGGAGCCGCACGAAGTTCTGGAATATCAGTTAAAGGTACGTCTTCAGGTAACGCGTCCGGTTCCCCAAACAATGCTCCTAAATCTACCTGATCTGGTGTAGACGTAGTTATATTGGAAACGGTTTCTGTACCGTCTTCAGTTTTCGTAACCGTTCCGTTATCCGGAGGTCCAAACATTTCCAATAAATCTACTTTAGTCTCTTCTGCCATCAGACGCCCTTAATGAGTTTGCTAACGTTTCTACTCTTTTATCATCCACTTTATATCCCTGTGCTTTTAAAATATTCAATGCCTGTTGTTTATATGAATCCCCTACCGGGTCTTCAGAATTTGTAAGATTCGGATTATCTTCAATAACTTTATCGCGCTCCATTCTATTCACTGTGTTTTGCGCGGCTGTTTCTGGTGGAATACCTGTCTTTGCCTGTGCAACAAGATCCCTTAAATAATCGGCTTCTTTAGAAGATCCCCTTCTATCCGCCCACATACGTTGAACTTTATCCGTTACCGTACGTGCACCTTTTAACCAACCATCAGCCATTTGTTCAGTGTGCATTTCTTGTAGGTTAGCTTTTAACTGTGCTAAAAACTGTAACTCATCCGGAGACGCCTCATCATCCGCCCAAACATCTATTACTTGTTCTAATGCTTGAGCTTGATCTACTCTATTATCAAAAATCTTATACACCAGGTCTATATATTTTTTAGATTCCGGATGAGCCGTTTTCACTTTACCGGCTTCAAGATCCATACGCTTTATAATACCTTTATAAAGTGTACCTTTTTGTCCAGTCGTTATGCTCTTCATCGGATCCGCGTCTCTCAATGACCACGCCGCGTCTACTTCCGTGGTACTTAAATTGCCTTCAAGATGTTTAAGAGTAAGCACTCCAAAATTTTCCTTCTGGGCCTGTTTAATTTCAGAATCGATTTGTTTTGTCCTAGCCCTGGCCGCTTTAATGTATTTATCACCCATTTTTTCGGTAAAATATTTAACGTCATCATACGCTCCGGATTCAAGATCTTTTTCAAGCTGTTCTGGATTCCTATACGCCTGATTGGTAAAATAAGATTCCAACACTCCCGGCATATCTTTAGCAATAAACGCTTCAGCTTCCCCGGGCGCCATAACTTCCGGAGGGAGATCGGCCATAGCCATTCCTTCTACGGTTTCAATACTGGCTTTTAACTGGTCAACCCCATCAGCCTGTCCGGTCATTACAGTACCAAGACGAATAGATTCTTTTGCGGAAACCTGAACATTATCCAATTTTTTATCTTCAGCCCATTTCCCTGCCTGAAAAACACCGGCTCGTAAAATAGTATTAGTATTCTCTAAAAACTTATTACGAACTCCCTCGTCCTGAATATTTTCAGCATATGTATTCATCAACGCGGTACCATCTTCTAAAATCTTATTAGGGTATTCTTTTGGGTTTGCCGCCATACTGCGCTGTTCTGCGGCACCCAGTCTCTGAAAAGCGAGACCAAATTCCATAACCGCAGAATTGGCCTGAATCGTATCATAGGTATCCGCACGACGAGCTTCCGCAGTAATCGCGGCCCCTAACTTGCTAACACCACTCCCTATAATTTGACCAGATCTATCTGGGGAAGCAACCCCGGCGGCACTTGAAGCAAATTGCCTTCTTTGATATTCATTTATTTTTCCCATTATACTCCTCTAATAAACAGATCCGCGTTCTTTAGCCACATCAAATGCACTGTAAAACCCCCTTGAAGAACTCACGGTACCTTTAGATTTTTTAGTCGCGCTTGGTGCGGCACCCTTACTATTTCCCGCCGCTGAAAACATTGTGGATCCAGCCCCTACAATTCCACTTATTAAAGCCGCTCGGCCTTCATTTTCTCGGGCACTAGCTCCCTTATACGCAACGTCACGTTTAGCCGCTCCACTTGATCTCACAGCGGCCGCTTCCGCTTCAGCGTATTTCTTTGTCTGCTGTATGGTGATTAAAGCTGATCCGGCTAATTCGACACCAGACCCAATATACTGTAATGCCTGACTTGCCGCAAACTTATACCCTTCTTCAAGTATTATGTTCGCTGTACGCTCTGCTTCACTAAAAAGAATATCTCCCTGTGCTCTCATATCTGAAGCAGTTTCGTTGGCCGCATTCATAGAGGTAACACCAGAATATATCTGACCTACCGCATTTATGGCCGCGCCGGCTAATAATAGACTCATATTAATTCTCCTCACTAAATTCCATATCCAAGACCATGTTTACCAAAGTACAAGGATACGGAACTGTTTGAACAACCCACATGGTCCGTTGTTCATCATAGTTATCAAAACCAGACTGTTCTTTCACCCCATTAAACAAAAATGCGGGGCGATCAGTATATTGTGGGCCGTCACGAAAACTTATTCTCTGCATATTATAAGGATCAGTACCATATGACACACCCAAACTATTCCTAAATAATAAATTAACTTTATTGACCGATTTAAACTTTCCAGGGGTTATACCGGTAAAAAGTAAAAGTTCAAGAGGCATTGTTTGGATCCGTCCATAATATGAGAGACCAATAATTGCATAAGTTACCTGATTATCTAAAGTAATAGCACCATCTGACACAACACAATCAGCATGGATTCCGCCATCAGCAACAACAGATACTGTTTCTCCTTCTAAATGAGTCAAACCTGAAACAGTGTCTTGAGTAAAATACCAATTTCCACCAGTAATTGTATTAACATTAGCGAAGTCTTGGAGGATCTTACATTTAACAAGTGTCTCTGAAACATACTCTGTAATAATGGCTATTCCTTGTTCATCACCTTCATTATATTTAACTTGAATTTTTCGTTTTAAATCTGTAGGACTAAAAATAGAAGCACTTGCCCCAAACGTAACATCATCTCCCGATACCGCGCCCGGAGTAATACTTATGCTTTCTTCTGTAGTATCCAAAGTTAAAGAGCTATCTAAATGATTTTGCCGCTTCTGTGCATAAAATAATTTATTGTAATATATCATATCATCGTATTCTTTATCACTATTATCAGGACCACTATAAAAATCTGTACGTTCAGGAATCCGAGAATTCTTCGCTAAATATTCTACATATCGACGAGTAACTCCATTAATTTCACGCTCAACAGCAATCCAAACCCTATCTTTATTATCATTTTGTGGTTGCGCTCCTACAGTTAAAACTGTTCCAGTTCCACCAACCAATTGTTCGTTCCAGGCAGACGCTTCTTCACTATCACTATAGACTAAAGAAAGAAGACGTCCGTCTTCCATTGCCGCCCATACGGTACTGGGCAGGCCCTGTTGGTACGCGAGTTGGGCGATTCCATTTGCGGCGATTTCATCTGATTGAACCGTTTCGTCTACCGATTTAAAACCGTCACTTAATAATGTATATTTAAAACTATAAAGAACGCCTCCTCCCCGCTGAACATAAAGAATATCCGTCCCAAAATTAAGAGGCATAATATCGGCAACTCCATAACTATCAACCGGATAAGATTGAATCGCTGTAGCAGAAAGCGGCGTTGCGTCTGATCCACCATTAACCTTTAACATACCGGCATAAGTACCTACACCTAAAAACTGTCGAGTTCCAATAAAAAATCGGATACGATCTATAGAGCCAGTCGACGCAGAAGTAAGAGGAAACAAAATACCATCGTCCGCATTTGCCCCTAAAGTATATTCTTCATATCGTGGTTCTCCGGTTGTTGTGTCCGGAGCCATCGATCCAAATAATATATCGGGATCGTTTCTACTTCCGCCATGAAAAAGACGTCCTCCGTAAAAACCAGGAGCGGCAGGTTGATTACCGTCAAGCATACACGCACCACTACTGTCATACGCGGTATAAGAAGTAGTATCTACACCTATTGTGAAATTTTCATTATCAACTTTTGTTATAGTATAAATAGTTCCATTAACTTCCGTCATCCCCAAAACATCTTCTATAAGAATTTCATCGCCGGTTTCAAATCCATGTGCGGCCGTAGTAGTTACTTGACCTGGATTCGCATTGGATATATTACTTATTTCCGCCTGTGCAAAAGGATCATCTGTACGAGTATAGGGTAATAAAGTAAAAGAACCATCACTTAATCGTGTAAGTTTCCTGGGTATATAGTCTGGATGATCTATATACATAATATCTCCCTTACCTGCAAACTTTAATTGACGAAGATCTGCTTCAGCATAAGGAGATTCAATTTCATAAACCCGAGCAACTGTTCCACTACCCACATACGCGTCAAACGATGTAGTATCAATAGCATTCCCGTCTTGATCGGTCAGCGTAAAAGTGGTTGATACCGGCGCAGTAAACGAAGTAAATACATTATCTAATTGCGGAGTTTTAGTGTTGTCACTTGTATGTAAAAAAGCTTTAATTTTTAAAGTACCGTTACTCGACAATGTAGAAATATTTGTATTAATAGTCGCCGCAGTATTACTCTGGGCATATGTGCCATTACTGGCTGACCATGCGGCCCCATCCCAATATTGATAATCAACCCCATCATTTACTGAAAGAATATATTTTATTTCAGTATTGGCGGGTTTGGTTGCCGTTTCTATAAAATCATCAAGAGCAACGCTAAAAGGAAAACCGGTTTTTGTTTCAATCGTCGGATCCGCTATAGAGTATGGCGGCACATTTACAAGCTGTGCATTTCCACCAGTGACTTCCACTAAAGAAGCGTTGTAGTCATAATTGGCTCCGTTAGAAAAAGTCCAGTTCCTTTCTGATGATCCAGTAGCGGGAGAACTTGATACTAAATAGTATTGTCCATTAAGATCCTCCATCCCAACACAATTATCAATAAAAACCTCATCACCGTCTACAAAAGTATTTCCTACAACAGTAAGTACACCTGGATTCGCCTGAGTGATTCCACTTATGCTCAATGCTGTTTCTGAAAGAACTCCGCCGGTATCGTTTACTCCATCAGTAAAAAATCGTAAATAGCCATCAGTAAAGGAAAGCATATATGCTTCATCATCTGAAAAGGTAAAAGGAATAAAGTGTGCTACATTGTTTCGACGAGTTGTTCGGACATGTATAAACCCTCCACGATACTGTGTAGGCCCGTGAAGTTGAGTAATAAAATTTTCTCCAACCAAGACACCACTTTTGTAGAGGTCTAGGTTAGGGCGTCCTATTAACTTTGGAGTTAAAACGCCATGACGAAAATTATAAATAGGAAGATTAAGTTCTGCCATTTTGCCCCGTATAAAGTCCAGTTGTTCGGGATCCGCCATAGACCCGACGCCCGTTAAGCATTTTGCTTTGTCTGAACGCTACCGGGGGATTAGCCTTCCCGTTATTTGCCTTCGCTTCAAGCTGTGCTACTTTCTTACCTTCCTTAACGCGCCCAAGAAGAGCTACATTACCTGTCAGTTTAAAAACAATTTTTTCTGCTAAAGCATAGGCTAAATAAATTTTAAAAGACGGACTGAATTTTACAGTCTCTGTTTGGTCAAAAGTATACCCAATATTTAAAGACTCTGCGGCACCGTTATCCATTTCTACCCGACCATCCTCAATAGTATAGTTCCATTGAGAAAGTGGATAGTCCCAATATTTAATATAATTCAATGATAAATAATCGTTAGGAAGGACATACGCGTCATCAAAATCAAATGATGGATCCGTAGAATCCAAAGGTATCGCGGCTTTTTTAGTGGCAAATACCCAGGGAAAGCCCTCAAGGCATAGTTGACGAATGTCGTCGTACCAACGATTCGCTACTTTGGCCGCCTTATCGAACCCTGGTATTTCTACATCGTTAATATTTTCAGTCTTAATTACGTCCAAAGCCAGATTAACGATGTCCGTTTTTGAATTAGATACAGACATATTATCTCCTTTTTAAGGGGAGAAGCAGGGAGTTTTTACACTCCCTGCCCAACATGACATCAGACATTCTCCCTTTGGATCGTATTAAGACGCATATTCTCTACGAACAAGATACAATTTTACGCATACTGTACCGGTAGCGCTTGCATTCTTGTTAATAGTCAACGCCAATGTATAAGCTTGTCTTTCACTTGACACATCGCTTACCAGGGTATAGAGAGCCGCGTCCTGATTTGCTATTGCCACTGCTGAAATTGGGCTTAATCCACTTCCAGGCGCAAGCGCACTGGTAAGGTCTCCCCCATCTAAAAGAGCGTCAACATCAAGAACCGCACCACCCTGTTCAGTAGTCTCGTAAAGACCAAGGTCTACATCGTCCAAGCCAGTAAGAGCGTCACAAGTGATCTCTCCACCAACCGGAACGTAATTTGAAGGTATCTCCGCTATCCTATAGATAGATGTAGCACTGTCACCAGAAGTAATTGCCGCTTTAGCAACTACTATCAAGCTATCAGCACCCGCGACTTTTATCGCGTCCACCGGAGTGTTATCTGTCGATTTATAGGTTGTTTTATCAACTACAGCCATTTTATTTCCTCCTGTTTTAAGTTAGTCCACTATACCAAAAAGTACGACACTGCTATCGTGAGTTTCGTACCACCAGTTGCCGCGCTACCTGTTTTCGTAATCACAAGAGCCTCACTAACCGTCAATCCCTCGGCCATACCAACACCAAGAGAAATCTGTGGCGGATCTATGTCTTTTGTAATTACAACATTATCGTCCAACATACTCTGGCCGATAGAACAGACATTTACTGTTGCGCTTGTATCTTCAAGTTCCATCGATGTTAAGCCTGCAAAGTTTCCGTCACATACGATATTAAAGTCAGTAACAACAATCTGACTACCCGGTGTTGCGGCAACGATTGTCTTCCCTGCATTCAATTCCGCAAGTGAAACAGTCACTTGTGCGGCTATAACATTTCCAGATCCTCCTGTAGCACCAGTAGCGCCCGTAGCACCTGTAGGCCCTGTAACACCGGTAGCACCTGTCGCACCAGTAGCCCCTGTGGGTCCTGTTGCGCCCGTAGACCCTGTAGCTCCTGTAGCACCAGTTCCATCAGACGGTCCAGAAGGTCCTGTCGCGCCTGTGGGTCCTGTCGCACCTGTTGGGCCAGTTACCGTTGAAGCGGCACCTGTCGCGCCTGTGGGTCCTGTCGCGCCTGTCGCGCCTGTGGGTCCTGTCGCACCCGTAGGCCCAGTTCCATCAGACGGTCCAGAAGGTCCTGTCGCACCTGTAGGTCCTGTAGCACCGGTAGCACCTGTCGCACCCGTAGACCCGGCACCTGTAGCAAGAGAAAGAATATCCTGCACAGTACGAGTTACGGGGTTGTTCTTACCATCCCCTGTCGCACCGATTATGATAACCTTATCTGTCGCGGCCGCCGCGGTTGCCCCGGCCGAAAGCTCTGACGCCTTTTTCCACGTCAAATCATATTGTTTGTCGCTTCCCATCGCGTTCTCCTTTTTTATTATATGAAAATAACAGGTAGGAGACACATGTCTCCTACCCGATTATCTATTAATAAAATACAGCCGGATCTTTAACAGTGGTCTGGAACTTAATAACATTATTACCGTTCGTTCTCACCGCACCCGCTGTCAGAGTAAGTCTCAACCTTACAGTTGAAATCTTGGTCTCTTTCAGAGGTATGATCTCAAAGTTAATGCCGTCAGAAGCCATACCATACACAAGAGCATTGTTAGCCATAGCCAAACAATCTCTTACAGCGGAAGCTTCATTCAACATCTTACCGGTTGCAGACTGCGCACCAAAAGTAACATTCTGCATACCAAGCTGTCTACCAAACCCAGATTCATTAGGCTGACCCATCGCGTTCTGTGGGTAGACCTGCTGAAACTGCCAGGAAGTAAGCTGTGTAATTCCACCCATATCGTACTGTTCATCTTCCGAAATTACGAACTTGACATTGTTCATGCCATTAGGTGAAACAACTTCAGTACCGGTAAATCTGTGATTGATTTTGCGAAGAAGGTCAACTGTAATACCACCAGTTGCGTCGATCGTTATACCTCCATCTTGAGCGAACGTAAGTTCGGTGTCGCCCTTTTCACCGTAGTACACGCTTGCTACTGACGCGTCAATACCAACCTTATCAAGAAAACGATATGAAGCATTCATCATTTCCTCTGTGATAAGAGAAGACGGATTTGTAGAAGTAGTCTTACGGAACCAATGTTCGTCATAATCAACCTCTATAATCATTCTGTCAGTATCAAGTTTTCTACGGAAGTAGTTCGCGGCAACGCCCTGTGAATTGGCGTTGTAAGAATTGTCAATCCTGTAATCAACAGGAGCAACTCCGTCCAAGTACATCTGTTTACCTTCTACTGTAACTTCAGGGTAGAAGCCAGTAAAAAGGCGAGTTTCTCTCTGCTGTGGTATCTTGAGAAGATTTCCTAAATAATCATCTTTCAAGACTGTTTCCACGCCTGCGTAATCATTTCTAGCCATTGTCATCCTCCTTAATTAGGTTCATCAATAAGTGTTTTAAGTTTACTAACGATACCCGGTATTAAGTCGGACGACTAGGCCGATACCCGCTCTTTCACGGACGTTATATTATTCTCTTTAAATATACACTATGTTTTACTACTTGTCAAATTTTTTACTTAAATAAATCTATGCCCAACTCATCAGCCTTTGCACCAATCTTTGTCATTTGCGCATTTATGTTCGATAGTTTCATCCTCTTGATATGTTCCGGCATATTTTTATCTGTCTTAATTGCCACCTTCTGTCCGGACAATGCCTGAAAATCTGTCTTCAAATCTCCACTCATTCCCGGTTGCGCGCCAGGTTTACCTGGGATCCTATTTTCACCAATATATGTATCATGGATCTTTTTACTAAATACAATTAAAGGCATTAACTCTTCGTTACTCATAGTCTCAATTTTATCAGCTAAATAAGCTTTCTCCCCAAGAGACTCACGCATAATAGACTTAAAAGCTGTCATAGCGGCTACTTTATCCTCACCTAAAACTTCATCAGCCAACTTTTGAAAATCTAAATTTCGTTGAGCCGACTGCTCGATCATAGGCTTATTCATCTCATACAATGCGGCCTCATATTTATTGACGATACGCTGACCGGCTTCTTTAGGTACGTTTTCCTCAAAAAAGATCTTTTTCATGGTGTGGTCAAGATCCACATTTCTTTCAACATCTTTCAGAGTTTCGATACTCTTAAACTCATAACCTTCCGGATTTTCTGGAATTCCCATTTTCTTTCGAAATTCGGCCACTATCTCTGGATCTGCATTTTCCCCGGGAAGCACAACCTTATCTTTTCCAATCAATTTCTGAACGCCACTCATTTTCTCCCAAAGATCTTCTACACTTTTAACTTCTTTAGCCCAGGGTTCTTTTTCGAATTTTTCCGGAACTTTAAAAAGATCAAGCCTTCTGTCTTTAGGACCCGTAGCTCCTGTCGCTCCCGTTGCTCTACCTGTAGCTCCGGTTGCTCTACCTGTTGTTCCTGTCGCCCCTGTTGGGCCTCCGCCTGTTGGGGCGCCGCCTGTTGGTCCACCTGCTCCTGTCGTCATGTTGTTCTCCTTTTGTTATTTTTCCCAGTCGTGTCTTTCTATTTTCTTTATCACGTCTGATGAAAGATTAAACCTAATTGTTTCGTACACACTTTTCGCGCCCAAAGTAACAAGGGTGTCTTCAATATCAATTTTTGTCTGCCTGTCTCGTCGAATAGATCCTTTATCCCCACCACAAAGCAAGAAAAGATACTTCAAAAAAGTCTCTCCATCTTCTGTAGCGGCTAAACGTTCCATCGTCTGTCGCATTTCAGTTACTTGTTTCTCGTACGCTTCACGCGATTCTTGTTGTTTCTTCAGAATCGATTGTTTACTAAAAACCGATTGAACTACATCTTCTGGGGTACGCTCTTGTCCTTCTGTCATGTTGGGTTCTCCTTTTTTAATTATCCTTGTTGGCTATTTGGCTGGCCAACTTCCGCCATATTACGAACAGCACCACTACGCGCGGCGTCTGCTTGAGCATTTGCCTGGTTAGCCGCGGCAATCTTCGCCTGGGCCTCTATCTTCGCCATTTCCATCTGGGCTTCTGCTCTTGATTTTCGAATCGCTTCTCTATCTTTCATCGTACGACAAACAATAGAATCAGTCGCTGTCAAATCTTTCAACTTCTCCGCGGTGCCATCTGGATCAATAACATCAATAAATTCCTGACTAATCGCACCGGCTTCACCCATTACGGATATAAACTTCAACGTACTCTGTAATTCTTCATTATTCATTATCCTGGCCGCCGGAGAGATGAACTGTATATCATACCAATCCATTCCAGACATCTGTGCTTTCAATACTTCTTCCGGAATTTGAATAGGTTCTATTCCATTAGCCCGTAATAGCTGAACGCGAGGGTCGTCTTCATTACCCGGATCCGGAACACCAAGAAGTCCCATCCCATAAAGAATATCCATCGATCGTGTAATAACCTCAATCAAAAAAGACATGATCTGCGTAAAAATAGGAGAGAGTGCGTCAGAACGAATCTGATCTCTCATTATCGCCTCGCCCAAAGTCATACGTTGTTTAGCATTCAAATCATAAAGTTTATCGAGCAAGAAATATCCGGAGATCTCTTCTTTAAGTCCTTGAAGCCAATCATAAATAACCCGAAGATCTCCTACTTGAAAAAGTGGAAATATGGGTTGCTCTGTTGGAATAGTCCCGGCAACATTAAACACGTTAAGTGCACCGGCTGATAGATCAACCGCCAAACCTGCGAGAGATCCGTTATCATACATACCAAGTGCCGGCTGTGCTGTAAGTTCTCCACCAATAGCCAAGATCTCATTTGCTATGTTTGCCTGGACTACTGTAGGTAAGGCGTCCATACCAGGACCACGACCATAAGATTCGTATTCCAACTTATCGTGAAAAAGAACTTTAAGTGGAAGAGATTCATACCCACCACCTTCTAAATAGATATTTTGGTTGGGCATAAACAAATCCGCGGAATAAGGCATTCCCATCTTACCTTTCTTGCCCTTTATATCCGCTTCAGATCGTGGACGTATCGCTTCGGTAACAACAAACCTTTGAATATGATCGTTATTCTGAATCGCCTGCTGTACTGAAGGACCGGCCGCAAGACCATATCTATCCCATAACTCATCCGCCGATAAATTATAATCAATAAATATTTCCATGATCTCGCCAAACCCATCGTACCCAATATAAAAGGATAGAATAGATTTATTAAAATATTTCAATGGACTATCGTACTGGCCCTGTTGAACTACCATACCAGACGTACCATAAATAACAGATTCCAAAATCGTCTTGAAAAGCGAAGTTGTTATCCGAGACTTTGGTCGTTCCATATAGGTTGCCGTATCTGTACTTATTCTATTGAAATATGTTTTACTGTCTTCAGTTTCAGAGATCATTTTTGATGGAATAATTCTAAACGTTCCCTGTTCGTCTTTCCATACCATACCCATAAGCGCAGAAGCCATCAACTTCGCACTCTTCGCTCCGACATTATCATTTATATTTCCATCATTTTCAAATTGGCCCTGGATAATCTGGGGCGTATACATCTGGTAATCAGACTTGATCTGATAGTAATACATAGACAGCGCGGAATATTGATTGTTGAAATTGACCTTCGCCGTCTGGTACCCCACACGTGCGCGTTTCAATTTCTCCAATAATGTGCCACCTACCATTGGTTTCTCGGCCATCAGTCACCTACCTTTATTTTAACTTTGCTTGCGATGTACTGGATTTTGTTTCCAGACCCGTAGCTGAAGTGTTGATAACGCCTGCTCTATACGCTCTCTTTTTTGCTGTCGCTCTCGCCTCATCAGGAGTAAGAGCACCAGTACCGGTAGCCGCTTCGATTCTGCTATCCCCGCTACTCTGGTTAAACCCACCACCGGCCGCGTAAGCACCAACACCTACCGCCGTCGCCAAGGCTGTCGCACCAACACCTACACTAAATGCAGTCGCGGCACTGGCCCCTAACGCTGTTCCTATCGCTGTGAATAAAGCCATAATTTCCCCCTTATTTGTATTTTCTTCTTACATTATCTGATACTTCTATAAATCTACAATTAGAAAACTCATAGTGACCATCATTATTTATTCTATCAAGACTGGGGCGCTTCATCATAAAAGCACAGTCCCTAAACCAAAGCTCTTTAATCTCCTTAACCGATAAAAAATACTTAATCCCACGACCACCATAATTTTTCCAATAGGAGTGGTTAGAATTATTACATCTTTGACGAGCGGCCGCATGAGACTTCATCCAAGGATTTCGATTTCGATAGGCGTACGCATTTGCGGTGGCCTTCTCGGGATTCGCTCGCGCCCATTTTTGGGAATACCCACTTTCTTTTTCTCTGTTTTTTCTACCCCATTCTCGTCTATACTTTCGGCGCTCTAAAGTCTCTTTCATTTTAACTCCTTTATGAATCGAGTCTCCATAGGTCTAAAACCTAATTTTTCGTATAATGTAAACAAAGATTCTTTTTTAGAATTCCACATACAACACATTGTCATTCTTTTGATGTTATGAACCTCACACCACTGTTGAACATGACGAAAAAGTTTTAAACCATAACGTCGATGTTTTTCATCCATGTACCAAAGAACTTCCTCATATACCGGAAACCCACTACAAAAATCTTTCACTATATGCCCCGCCAAAAGACCAACAACTTTTCCTTCTTTTTCGACAACAAAACTGGTGGCATACACCGCTTCAAAAACTTCTTTCATTCGATCAAGTTCCATATAGTTTCCATATTCAGACAAAGAAGAATCATTAAACTGTGCAACCAGTTCAATTCCATCTGGAAAATCTTTCTGTTCCATGGCTCGTATCTTCATTACTTCCTTGGTTTCTTCGGCTTTGGTTTTGGTTTTCTTTTACAGCCCATATTCTACCTCTTCTTTATATAAAGTTCACTAGGTTTTTCATCCCGTACAAATCTTTCCGCGAGTCTCCGGGATCTAAAAGGACTCTTTACCCGAACTACTTCCGGGCCGGCAACGTGGATCCTTGAAGCGTGTGTTCTTGCTTTTACCGGAAACGCAAACGTCAATGCCGTTGCGTCACTTATATCCGGGGAGATCCCATCGTTATCTTTCTTTATCTGTTCTTTCGGAGGGAGAGTGAGTAGACCGCGGGACGTTGTTCTTTCAAATCCTGGAATCATCAACAGGTCTCTAGCAAATATGTCTTCGTCCGGGATACTACACCCTCCCTCTTCAAACCAATCTTTTAAAAATCCATACATCTGCGCTCTTTTGTTTCTATATAATTCAGGCATAAGTGGGGTACTGCCGAAGGCAATCGCCATAGTTTTTGAGCCATACCCCATCTCAACCAATCTATCCCGGCAACCGTAACCGTAGGCTACGTCTAAAAACGTCATGTCAAGTCCTAACTGATCTGTCTTCTGGGCGATTATCCCGGCTAGGCGCATGGGTTTCACTGGTTCGGTATAGACTTTATAATCAACTATGCGTCGTCCTTGTCTGACAACCCAGACAGTACGATCAGCACCTTCTCCACTTCCATCCACTCCCATAACCATTGGAGCAAGACCATCAAGGTACGCTTGAGTTTTCCGCGCCGTCTGAACATACTCCGGTTTAAGAAGCGTGTTCCCTGTTGACTGAAAGGCTTCCGCCAAACAGCATGGATACTCTTGCAAAAATTTCCATAGATCTCCATTATACTCATCCTCCAATTTTCGCCTACGCCAGAAGATCTGGTCAATGGAAAGGCCATAAAGTTCCATCAATTCCATCTCTTCTCGCGTAGGTTTAAATCGGGAAGGGGGCGTTTCTCTATACTCATCCTGGATATACCAGGGAATAAATAAGGTCTTATATCTTGTCAGTGCATTAGGGTCCGTCCCTTTCATACACAGATTATAGAACATGTTGTTCACACCGTTAGCTGTGGACTCCATGATAATTTCCGTTTTTAAGTTTGTCGCAACTCCCTGCATTAGCCCAGTAGATAAATCGTCGGTATTGCCATAAAACGCGGCCTCTGATAAATGTAGGAGTTGCGGGTTCATGCCCCTTCCGACATCCTGTGCCCCCGCGGTCCCTAAACCATATTCAGAATCGATCTTACCGAATTTTAATTCTTTTTTGTTAGATCGTTCAATGGAGGGACGTAGGGGGTCAGGTAGGTTGCTATACATTCTTTTGACCATATCAAATAAGTAATCTGTAGACTTCGATATATGTGCAAGTATAAAAACACTCACACCTAAATTCATTGAGGCTTTATGTAAAAAACGAGCCGCCGTGTAAGTCGATACGCCTTGTTGTCTTCCTTTGACAACGCATACTCTCACAAGCTGACCCGCTTTTCTAATGTCTTCAATAAAATGATGTAACATCATCTGCGCCTTATTGAAAACTAACGGCACAGATTTACCACCTTCTTTTGGTCTGATACGAATAAATCGCCTGGCATACTCGGGGAGAGCATTACGCAAGTGATCTATTTTTAAGTTCACATCAGACATCTATAGTTTCTCCTTTTGCCTGCACCCCATTTAAAATATCGTCTATCGTGAGGTTCAGGTTCGTACTTTCAGAAACCTGTTTCGCTTTACCCGCGATACGATCGAAAAGTTCCTGTGTCGCTTTGAGATCTCCCGCCGCCGCAAACGCCGCGAGTTTAATCGCCGCGATCTCTAAATGACTCATACTCCCAAAATCAAGTGTCTCCAACATCTCGGGAGTGAGTAACGCCGCCTGCTGTATCGCGCGATTAAAAACATCTTTTATTTTCCCCAGATCCGCAACCTTTACCGGCACCCCAGATTCCATTTTGTATTTACACACGTTCCCAGATTCATCAATCTCGTTGTAATATACATCGCGTTCGACAATTTCTTTCGTCGGTTCAGGTTGCGGGCTGAAAGGATCAGTCATATTCTACACCCCCGCAAATGGATCCGGTTGCGCTTCTGCCGCTACCGCCGGTCCCGTGGGTCCGGTAGGTTTACCGGTACTCAACAGTTCCTTCTCAACTGCGGAAGGTTCAACCTCTTCAGTAGGCGCCACTTTCTTCGGTACGTCAGTTACCGGAATCTGTTTTTCAAGTTCCTCAAATTCACTCGCCTCCGCTACCGCCGCCTCTTTATCACCTCTCATATTATCCAACTCCGGATAACTTCTCTGTTTACCTTCACGATACTCCGCCAGATGTCGTTTGTATCCACCCTCGTCCGCCTGACGAAGTGCGACCATCTCCCTCGCCTTCTCAATCGAATAGAACTCATGTACGTCAACACCCAACTCCCATTTGCGACAATACTCCGCAAGCTGTTCGATCGTCATAACCCTCATCGGTATATCCGTTATGTCCGTCGGGTTCGTCCTGTTAATGAGTTTCAAAATCTTGATTTCGTAAATGCGTTGCCATGCAACTTCGATTGGCCCGTACTTCTTCGTGAGAAATTTTGGTACCGTGTAATTGCGTAATACATACCACGGCATTGTCGCTGAAGCTGAGTCAAGTTTGAAGATAACTTCTTCCTTGTACTTCGCCTCTTTCGATTGGTCATTCATCTTTGTGAAAGTAATTAGCACTCTCACCAAAAATGGATAATTTTGTAAATCCTTCTTCGCGTCCGCCGCGGGTGTCGGACTTACACCACTTGCCACTGTCTTCTCCCTGTTCGTTGTCATGTGTCCTCCTTTTTGAGATTAAATGTCTGATATAAATAGTTAATTTGAATATACACTATATATCACGTATTGTCAAATTTTTAGAGAAATTTTTTATATATGTAATAAAGGCCTCGGTCATCACCGATGACGGAAGTCCTGTTCAATTTTACTACGGGTAGGGTGTCGAATGATTGAAAAGAAAAAAGATCAGAGAGAAGATTAAACTGAAAGATGAATGAGAAGATGGCGGGAGAGAGGCTGAAAGGTGGGTGAAAGGATGGAGACAGAATATACTATTTAACATTCGCCCGCGGTACGGTGGAGGGTTCGCCACCCCAAAAAACAACAGGGGGTGGGGGGTCTGAAAAATACATAAGCCACCGCGCGCGAGCTAATCAGCCATTATGCCCATGACCCACCCATATTTGACGCGCGACGTTGCCGTGTAAGCGACGTTCTCCACCCACCCCATGCTATGACATACCCTTGTTTGTGCTTGTCGTGTTTGTCAATAACTGACATGGTGTTGCGTTTGTTCAGTTCATACAGCATATAACGGCTCATTTGGGAGGTGTTCGCCATGTTAGTTTTGTGCAAAAGCACCATCTAACAGCTATTTGGTGATTTTTTCAAGACTCTCACAGTAAAAATCTTGAGAGTTTACAGACCTCTACACCCATCAGTA